TCACCTCCGCCCGCTTTTGCTTGGACTCGACCGCATCCAGTCTTCACCGGGGATGTGCGGGAACCCTCTGAAATTCAGGAAATTGCCAAACTTTTGCCGACAGGTTGACGCGCGCCGGTCGCAGCCTGCGACAAGCCGGATCTGGTCACCAGCCTGTGGTCGCACGCCAAAGCTCTGCCACATCTCAACAATCCGGCTCTGGCCAACCGTCGTATCCGATTTGATCCGGCCCGATTGTCCTTTTCCGATTCCAGTGTGAATCTGCAACTGACCATCCGCAAACCAGCCCTCAGAATAGTCTGCGAGTATCGGAACATTAATCACCCTGCCGTCCAACACCGCCCGAGCCGGGACAACAACAGACATGGTGGTGGCTGTCAGATCAACCTTGCACTGGTTATCGCCAAGAACCGCCCCGCATTCCGCGTGATACACCCGGCCATGCCGCACGTTCAGCGCCTCGGTCAGGCCTCGCAGTTCAACACGAAACAATCCCTGACTGCGGGTCATCTCGCCAAACGTCCCGCGGAACAAAATCGAGCGCTCGTTCACATTGGCCCAGTTCACCAGATAGCTCGTAACTTCCGCGCCATCGTAGCGCCCCGCCAGAATGTCCTCCTCACGCACTGAAGCATCCGACAGTGCGCCGACCACTTCGGTATTGTCGACCGCCATACCGTTTGTCTTTTCCAGCGCGCCCGCCGTCAGCCCGCTGCGTGCAGCGAACTGAATTCCGTCAAACGTCAGATCGCCGTCGTGGTCTGTAAATCCCAGTGTTTCACCGTCCCGGCGCCGTACAAGCCAGGCCCGGCAGACAGTGGTCGATCCGGTTTTCAGATGATTTTGCAAAGCATGCTGCATCAGATACGCACCTCCACAACCGGTACATCCGGCACCTCGCCCGTCTGAAAAGACGCAATCGAAGTCATGATCATGTCGGTGTCAAACCGGACCGGCACATCAAACTCAAAACCCGCGTAGACTGAAACACCCAGATCTGGCGGGACGACAAAGGTGATCTCACCCCGAGCGGCATCCAGCGAAAACTCCTGCCCCTCCACCTTCGGATCGCGCGCCACGGCCACCAGGACTGTCCCGGCGACAGGCTTGGTGATGCGCCGGGTGTAGGTTTCAGTCCCTGACCGATAGGTTTTCGTCAGAGCAAAGACGGTCTGTATCCCGTCACCCGTGCCGATGACCTGATCAATGGCAGTCGGCTTGTGCGATGGCAGGCAGGATTTGTAATCCGCCCAATCCTTCCAGCGAAAGCCGTGCATCCGGCCCCGGCGCGCCTCGAAAAACGCGATCAGCGCGTCGATATCGTCCAACGTCCGCAGGCCTGCCCCCGCCTCGTATCGGCGGCGGGAATGGGCCCATGGGGTGTTGCGCTCTTCATGGCCATTGGCCAGCGTCACCACGTCCGTCCGCCGTTCCGGCCCACCGATCGAACCGAAACTCAGGTTGGCCGGAAATCTGATCTCATGAAACGCCATTCTGTGTCCTCACCTGTTCCGCTGACCACGGGCCAAAGCCCGCGACGCCTGCGCCGCGATCTGGCTCTGGCTGCGCTGGAATCCCTGCACATCCGGGGTCTGAATGTTCATCACCACGGTCACCGGGCGGCCACCGCCTGCGGCCTGCACCCCAAGACGCCCGTCTGCCCCCCGCGCCAGTGGCATGATGGCTTCCGGCCCCGCCTCGCCCATCAGGCCGCGCCCACCCCGCATCGGAAAGCTGGTCGGGCTGGACACCACACCGCCCTTGGCAAAGGGCATCACCCGGCCTTGGGCAAAAGCACCGCCATCCCTGAATGGCATCATGCTCCCCATGACCGCGCTCACGCCCTGCGCGACCAGCCCCCCCATGGCGCCCTGCACCGGCCGCATCGCGGCGTTGTACACACCGTTGATCATCGACTGCGCCACCATCCGCAGCGCGTCCGACAGCTTCATTCCGTCAAAGATCAGCCCGTCAAACGCCCGTCGCAGCCCCCCACCAATACCATTGGACAGGCTGTTTACCTCCCGCCCGGTAAACTGCATGGTGGTCTGCATCTTCGCCAGTTCGCCTTCGAACGCACCAATCATCGCCGACGATGCCCCCAGCGTTGCCTCAAGTGCTGCCACCTGTTCCTGCAGCTCTTCGATCTGCGCCATGTTCCATATCCTTCGATGTGTCAGGAAAGGCCGCCGCCAGCTCTGCCAGCCGCGCCCGTGTCAGGGGCGGGCTCGCCGCATCCGCCCCCAGCATGATCCTCAGCTCCACCGGGGTCAGCCGCCAGAACGCGCCCGGCTCCAGCCCCAGTTGGTGCAACCCCACCCGGATCAGGCCCGGCCAGTCGATGCCGCTCATGCCTCACCCGGCAGGGTAAAGGCCCGCGCCAGCAGCTCTGCCGCGACGCGGGCAGCCTCCATCGGGCCACCACCGATCTCGACACTGCGCAGATCGGCGGCGGTGCCCTGCCACCCGCCGCCGCGCAACCCTGCAACCAGCAAGACCAAGACATCGCGCGTCGAAAACCGGCCCGCCTCGAACCGCTGCACCAGGTCAATCAGCGACCCCGTCGCCAGAGCTTCCTCCAACTCGGCCAGCGCTCCGAGCGTCAGCCTGGCGACATGGCGGCGGCCGTCCAGCACCACCGCCACCTCGCCCGCCCAAGGGTTCGCCATCACAGCGCCACAAAGCTGAGAGCACCCGCCGAGGCCAGCGACATCTCATAGGTCGCCTCGCCATTGTGGCTGCCGGCATAGTCGATCGAGGTGATCATGAATGCCCCCTCCACAATCCCGAAATCAGGAATGATCACCTGAAAGTTGGGCACCTCGCCGTCAAAGAAAATCTGCCGCGCCCGCTCATCGGTATTGGCATCGCGAAACACGCCCGATCCCGAAATCGAGGCCGACTTCACGCCCGCGCCGCCCAGCAACTCGCGCCAGCCGCCCGCACTTTCCAGACTTGTCACATCCACCGTTTCGGCATTGAAACTGATCCGCGTCGCCCGCAGGCCCGCCACGGTTTCAAAGCTGCCGTCCCCCGTCAGATCCAGTTTCAGCAAGAGATCTTTTCCGCTTTGCACAGCCATGCTCATTCTCCAGAAATTTCAGATGTTTAAAGTTCAATTCGCACACGGAAGGTAAGGTCGATCCGCCGCACCTCGCCCTCTGCCAGCCGCCGGGCCACCGCTTTCAGAAAGCGGATACTGACAATGCGACCAATACTCAGCGCCGGGGTCGCCCCCACCAGACTGTCTGACACCGCACCCGCCAAAGCCTTGGCCGTCAGAAATCCACTGGCATCGCTGATCACGCTGACCACGATCCGGTGCTCTACGCCGTCCCCGGTCTTGTCCGACTGGTCCAGCACCTCTTCCGGGCCAATCAGCACAAAGGTTCCCGCCGCACCCTGCGGCGGCATTGCATCCATGACCAGAACACCGGCCAGCGCCGGAGCACCGGCCAATACCCCATAGACCGCTGCCTGCAGGGCAGCTGCTGCGCCATAGCTCATGACGGTGTCTCCTCGCGTGCAAAGCAGATCAGGTACTGTCCCGCCGCCTCCCGTTCAGTCACTGCCAGGACCTGAAACACGCGGCCCCCGTCCGTCAGGCGTTGCCCCGGCACCGGCCTGCGGGGCGAACCAGCAGCCGCCCCCCGCAGCGTGATCCGGTACGGAACACTTGCTTGCCTGACCTCTTCCCCACCCAGCTCCCGCCCGGTCCCGGGCACGACCTCGGCCCACAGGGTTCCGACCGCATGCCACGAGGTCGAAAATCCCCCCGCGCCATCAGGGGTGGAAACCGACTGCTCCAACGTCAAGAGCCGGTTCAGATGCACCGCCTTCATGCGCTGCCTCCCCCCAGAACCCGCACTGTGCGCCAGCGCTCGATCAGCGCCTGAACCGCCAGTGGCAGAGCCGGGCCACCCTGCCCGCCAGAATGGCGCGCCTCGTAAAACTCCGCGGCCAGCAGCAGTACAGCCTGCGCCAGATCCACGGGCACCGCATCCCAGCCGGAGCCAAAGCCCGCGTCAAAAACAATCTCGACTGTGCCCTCCTCAGGAATGGCGGGCAAGCTCCGCCCGGTTCCCCGCAGCCGCGGCCGGGCCATGTCGGGCTCCAGCCGATAGCGGTCGCTCGGCACCACCGTCGCCCCCCCCGCCACATCGCGCAGCGTCACCGATACCAGCGCCGACACCGGGGCCATGGGCAAGGCCTGCGCGCCCCGATCTTCGCGCCAGCGGTTCAAACGCAGCAGGAACCGCCGCGCCAGCAGCGCCTTTCCGGTGCGCCCCTCGATGGCCGCAATCGCGGCCCGCAGATGGGCCACCACCAACCCATCCTGCAATCCGTCATCGGCAAAGCCGGTGCCCAGACGCAGATGATCCTTCATCGCCTGCACCGGCAGTGCCTCTGACGGCACCGCGGTCTGCTCGGTCAACATCATCATCTCTCTCCGATTGCCCCGCCGTTCTGCAAAGATCGGGCGCGCGCCCCACACCGCTCGGTCGGAGGGGGGAGCAGCTAGACGGCATGGATTTTCCTGCGCGCGCCCGAAATCAGGCCAGCCCGTACGCCTGGGCTGGCCGCGACCCTTGCGTTACGACACCGCCACTTTCAGCAGCTTGATCGCCGCAAAATCGGTGATGTCGCCACCCACGCGCTTGTTGGCATAGAACAGCACATGCGGCTTGGCGCTGAACGGATCGCGCAGAATGCGCAGATCCGGCCGCTCGGCGATGGTGTAACCCGAGGCAAAATCGCCAAAGGCGATCGGATAGGCATTGGCCGCCACATCCGGCATGTCCTCGCAGATCAGCACCGCATAGCCCATCAGGCGCGGCGGCTCACCGGCCTGCAACCCGTCCGACCACATGAAGCGGCCATCGGCATCCTTCATCTTGCGCACGGCACCGGCGGTCTTCGAGTTCATGACAAAGGTGCCGTTGGCCCGGTAATCCGCCCCCAACGCATAGACCAGATTGACAATGCAGTCCGCCGAATTGGCCGCCGAAAAATCGGCCGCAGCCCCTGTCGGCACATAGCCCAGTGACCCCCAGGTCCACGACGCATTCGCAACCTTTGCCGGCAGCAGAATACCGCGCGGCTTGTCCACACCATCGCCGTTGACAAAAGCCGCCGCCTCCGCCCGGATGAACCGCGTCGCGATCTTGCCAGCCAGCCAGCCCTCGACATCAAAGGCGCTGTCGTCCAGCAGCCGCTGGCTGGCCTTTGGCATCGCTGACAGCTCATGCAGCTTGATCGAGATCCGCTCAATCGCCGGGGTTGCGGTTTCGGTCTGCGCCGCAGCCTCGGTGGCCCAGCCTGACCCCACTTCGGTCCGGTCGATCAGCACATCGAACGACACCGCATCCACCTGCACCACATTGGCGACCGACCGCAGCGAAGAGGTCGACACCAGCAACGACCGGATCGTATCCGCCGTCTGCGGGTCCACCAGATAGCCGCCCTCGGCGGCCACCGCCGTGTTCAGCGCCTTGCCCTCCAGCACCAGCCCCCGCAACCCGTCATCATCGCCCGAGCGCAGATAGGCGTCAAACGCCTTCTGATGCGGGGCATCGTGATCAGCGGCGGCGGAAAGGGCCGGACGGCCATAGCTCATCGTCTTTTGGTTCAACATGGTCAGTCGCTCTTCCTGATGTTGCAGCGATTGTTTCACTTCTGCCTGAAACACTTTGAGTTCATTCATGAATCCGGCCATTGCGGATTTGACCTCCGCACCCGGATGCAGGGCCGTGGGCATATCTTCCCCGGCCCGAGCCTTTCTCTCGGTCATCGTCACTCCTGATGTTTGAACGAAGGCCGGGGCGTTACCGCTCGGCCAGTTGTCGGCGCGCGTCATCAAAGACCCGCGCCAGTTGTCGCCAGTGCCAGTCGTCATCCGACTTTGCCTGCACCCGCGCCTCAGAGAGCATAGGGAACGTCACCAGAGACACCTCCCAAAGCTCCAGCTCCGACAACAGCCGCTGGCCCTTGCCGTTGCGTTCCGCCTTCACTGTGCGGTAGCCGATTGACAAGCCGTCAATCGCCCCTGCCGCAAGCAGCGCCGCCGCCTCACGGCCCCGGTCCACTTCCGTCAGGATACGGCCCTTGACCCACAGGCCATGCGCGTCCTCGCGCACCTCATCCCAGACCCCGATCGGTTGTGCCGGGTCATGCTGCCACAGCATCTTGACTTTGGCCCCCTTGGCCGCCAGCCGCTTCAGACTGGCACCATAAGCCCCGGCCACCACCACGTCGCCGCCCTGATCCTTTATCCCGAACAGGCTGGCATAGCCTTCGACCACCTGGCCATCGGTCACCGTCAGCCCTTGCTCCGGTCGCAGATACTTCCGCTCCGGCGCGCCAATATCGTTCATCCCTTCACCTCATCGCCGCCTGAAGAATGGCCTCGGCCCCCTGCGCCAGCAGAAAGGCCGCAACCCCGTAAACGCCCAGCCAGATGCGCTTTTCCAGTCGCTCCAGCACCGCGTCGATCTGGCCAAGCCGGTAGTCCAGCGCCGCCCAACGCTCTTCGGCCACGCGCTCATTCGCCTCGATCCGCGCCGCCGCCGCATCGAAGCTGTCGTACAAGAACCGTGATCCTCCGGGCTTGCGGATCGTCATGCCTCGTCAGACACCGCAGGCAACCCCAGCAACCGCCGCTTTTCGGCCACGGTCAGAAAATCCGCCGCCCCCACCCGCGCCCATTGCTGATCGCGCTCCGCCGCCAGCGCCGGGATCTGGTCCAGATCGACCCGCAACTCGACCTCTTCCCCCGAAAACCCGGTCAGCCAATGGCTGACATCGGCCATCACCTTCGCCGCCAGCGGCAGTACGGTCAGCCGGTAAAACGCCCGGTTGGCCTCCTGATAATTGGCATAGGTGGCATCGCCAGGAATCCCCAGCAGCATCGGCGGGATGCCAAAAGCGACAGAGATTTCCCGCGCCGCCGCCTCCTTGGTCTTCTGAAACTCCATGTCCGAGGGCGAAAATCCCATCGGTTTCCAGTCCAGTCCGCCCTCCAGCAGCATCGGCCGTCCGGCATTGCGCGCGCCCTGATGGTTCGCCTCGATCTCCCCCACCAGCCGGTCGTACTGGTCGTTCGACAACGATCCCTGCCCGTCCACGCCCTTGTAGACAATCGCTCCCGAAGGCCGCGCCGCATTGTCCAAGAGCGCTTTCGACCAGAAGCTGGCCGCGTTGTGCACATCCACCGCCACCGCCGCCGCCTGCATCGGCGACAAGCCATAATGGTCATCCTGCGGATGAAACGCCTTCAGATGGCAGATCGGTTTGACCGCGCCGCGCATGTCAAACCGGTGCGTCCGCCCGCCCACCGTATAGTCATAGGCCACCGGCCAGCCATCCGGCCCCGGCACCAGCGACATCCGGTCAGAGCGCAGCACATGCAGTTCCCCCGGCAGCGCTGATGCCCCCGGCACCGCCTCCAGATAGGCATTGCCGCTCAGCAAAAAATGCCCGTAGACCGCCTCCAGAAACTCGGCCCGCCCCTGCGCGCCGTTCGGGCGGTTGATCACCCCCAGCACCGGGTGGCTGTCAAACCGCCGCTCGGCATCCTGACACACCAGCGGCAGCGCCGCCGCCGCCTCGGCCACCAGCTTGACCGCACGAAAGCCCACCGGATTGGCCAGAAACCCGGTCCGGGTCAGCGAAGCCGCATCGCGCGGGCTCCACTTCACCCGGCCCGATGATCCCCAGGCCGCGACCCGCCCGGTGGCACTCGCCTTGGTTTCCATAACGGCAGAGGGCGCGGGCGAAACCTCGCCCCGCCGCAGAAAGTTGAACACCATGTTTTCCGATCTCCGTTCTGCGGGAACTCCCGTCCCCGACGCGCGCGTCAGCGCCGTTCCAGCATTCGCATCCGCGGATCGCCGCCATAGGCCTTGGCCGGTTCGATCATCGCCTCGTGCAGGGCCCAGACCAAAGCATCCACCCGGTCCGGGCTGCCGACCCCCTTGAACCCGCTCCGGGTCATCAGGCACATCTGGTCCTCCAGCTTGCGCAGCCTGCCGCAATGCACCACCCGGCCCTGCTCATACAACGCTGCGACCGGCTCGGCGCGGGAACTCTTGCCCTTCGACGCCGACACCCCGCGATAGGCCACCAGTGCGCCTTGCTGGCGGATCATTGCTTCCACCATGTCACCGCCCTGATTGACCTCGGCCACCATCCGGTCAGCGCCGTGCCGCTCATAGGCCGCCACCGCCGCCCGCGCCCAGTCGGTGGGGGTGCCGCTGATGCTGGCATCTTCCAGCACCACCGCGCGCCAGTCGCGCGGATTGCCCTCGGTCATCACCCCCACCACCACGATTCCGCATTCATCCGATGTGGCCTTGGCGGTCACCGGCGGATCGACCGCCACCACGATCCGGTTCAACCGGTCAGGCGACGGCCCCTGTGCGGCCTCCAGCATATCCGTGGTCCACAGCGCGCCGTCGATATCCTCGATCAGCTCGCCCTCCAGCTCCTGCCGCCCCAGCCGCTGCCCGCCATAGCGGGTCTGCACCTCTTCCAGGAACGATTTCGCAAGATACGCCCGGTTGGCATCGGTCGGCGCGTGGGTCATCACCGTCGAGGGGTTTTTCAGAATGGCCTTCAGCACCGGAATGTTCTGCGGCGTCGTGGTCACCACCTGCTGCGGATTGGCCCCCAGCCGCAGCGCAAACTGCAGCTGATCCCAGGTCTCCTGTGCCTTTTTCCACTTCGCCAGCTCATCCACCCAGGCCGCATCGAACTGCGGTCCACGCAGCGTATCCGGGTCATGCGCCGAAAACAGCTGCGCCGTGGCCCCGTTCGGCCAGGTCAGCATCCGCCGCGTGCCGTTCCATTGCGGCCGCCGGTCGGGGGGAGAACAGGCCAGAATGCCGCTTTCGCCAAACACCATCACCTCGCGCGCCTGATCCAGCGTTTCCGCCACCAGCGCCACCCTGCTTGCCCGGCCGGGGTCCGACGGGCGCGCACCTTCCACTTGCGCACGCACCCACTCGGCCCCGGCCCGCGTCTTGCCCGCACCGCGCCCCCCCATGATGACCCAGCTTTTCCAGGCACCTTCGGGGGGCAGCTGATGCGGCAGCGCCCAGAATTCAAACATCCACGGCAAGGCCAGCAACGCCTCGTTGGACAGCCCGCCCAGAAAGTCGTCAATCACCTCCGGCGTCGCGGAGGAGAGCCAGACGCCGCCCGATCTCAT